CAGCGCCCGGTGGTTCTGTGTCATCAGCGTGCCCACCGGCTGGTCCATGCCCACCGGCTTTCCTGAGTACTCCGGGCCACCGGCCCCAACCATCAATGGACTGATCAACGTCAGTTCGCCGCGATTCGCGCAGGTCACTGTCGGCAGCGGGTCGAGCGGGTCATTTATTCTGTCGCTGCCCTGGTGCGTTGCCGGTGCGATGATTGGGCTGACCACCGAGAAGGCACCGCCCTTTGGGTAGGAGGTGATTGTGCGCAGCGGTTCATCGGCTGACTGCACTGCCTCGCCGGACCAGTTGGCAATCGGCACAATGAACGGCGCCGCGCTGTCGATGACGAACTTCTTCATTCCCTTGGCAACGCGTCGCAGGGTGGCCGGTGCCAGGTCCTTCTTGCGTCCGAAGATGCTTTTTCCCAGGTCGGTGAAGTCGATGCAGTCAGCGGCTGTCTTCCACTTTTGCTGGCCCTTGGTGGGGTTCTTTGCGTGGGTCGGCTCCGGCCAAACGATCGGCTGCCCGTCGCACCGGGCGATCATGAACAGGCGTTCCCGGCTGGTGGGCGCGCCGAAGTCGCACGCCTTGATCACCTTCCACTCAACGACATAGCCCATGCCTTCCAGCAGGGCTACGAAACGGCGCCAGGTCCGGCCGCGCTGCTTTGGATCGGGAATAAGGAACTGCTGGCCCACCGGCACGACCTCGCCAGGTGCCGCTATATTGCCGTCCAGCTTCACCACTCGCCCGGTGGCCTTGTCGCGCTTGGCGATCAGTCGGCCCCATTGCAGGATCTGTTTCACGTTCTCCAAGCTGATTACCCGGGGCCGCTTCTTTCCTCCCCACTTGAGACCGATCCACGACAGGTTGCGGATCTCGCGCTTGCGCGGCTGGCCGCCGGCAGCCTGGCTGTGGTGCGTGCAGTCCGGCGACATGTGGAACCAGCCCACGGCCTTGCCACCGCATTCGGTGTCCGGGTCACCATCGAACACGTCGGTGGTGAAGTGCTTCGCGCCTGGGTGATTCACGGTGTGCATACTGATCGCTTGAGGGCTGTGGTTCTTCGCGACGTTCACCGCGCGGCCCAGGCCCATTTCCAGGCCGGTGCCGGCGCCGCCACCACCACAGAAGAAGTCGACAACGATCTCATCGTCCTGAGGGTTGAAGCCGAGTCCGTATTGGGTTTTGAAATCGAAGGGGTGTTTCTTCTGTTGTGCGGACATAGGGGATCCTCGCCGGCTGGCGTGATTCGTTGATATGGGGTATTTGTCTTTCAAACTGGCGGCGAAAAAAGGTGATGCATGAAAGGCGCGGAAAGAATAAAAGCAAAAAAAGCGGTCGACCGAATTCAAAGCGGGGCTTTTGACGAACTTGAAGTTGAGTCACTCTTTATGCGAATGCGGGCTTATTCAAGAGGTAATAAGGTGTTTCGGGAGGCTGCAGATTTTGTAGCGCACAATGATGCAAGAAATAAAGGGATTATCAATGATTCAATTGATGCAATTTACCTGACTGTAAAATTTCTAAACGAATTTACCGCAGAAAAACAATTGTATTTTGATAGGCCGTTTCCATTCTATGTGCTGAAATTGTTGGAGTATAAGTTGGCGTCGTTTAGTGATGCAGAATTGAAGCAAGGGGCGGGGGTTTCAAGGGGCTCAATTAAAAAAATATTAAATGATGGCTTTGTTGATGTGGAGCCTAAGGTTTCCAGTGTTGCAAAAGATCGGGCTATAACTGAACGTGAGATTAAGATTTTTTCTTTTTTGTTGAGCCGCCTTGCGATTGGTGAGGCGTTTTCCCCAACGGAGCTTGTAAATCAGCTCGTGCGCGTTTTGTCATCAAACGCAATTCCTTTCTCTGAACCGCTGTTACGCGCGAATGAAAATGCAGTTGTTCTATGTTTTGCCCTGCTCACGCATCGCGCTGAATTCCAACTGAGTGCGGGCGGGAGAGGATCCACCGAAATAACTGTCGCTGATAACAGCATAATGACAGTTGTAGACGGGGTTTTTGCTCCAGCAAACTGTGTCGGTGAATTGGTAGTAAGTGCTAAATGCCTTTTTAATTTTGGTCACGGTGACATTTATATAAGTTTCATTGTGTTCTCAACTGGGCTCTTGGCGAGAGAAGTTTGTGATTTTGAGTCTTTGATGGCAGGGCATCACGCTGCTGATGGTGTACAAGTATTTGCCAGAGATATTTTTTCAAAACCTTTGCACTTGGTATTGGGAAAAATCTCCGCTGCCTAAAATTTTGGCTAATTTTAAGATTTATGGGTAGCCCAAATAAATCACATCTTTTCGATGCGATTGACGCCCTCCGTGACCGATGGTGGCAATTTGGTTTTGGTTGGGGTATTACGGGAGACCGGCATGGAGCCGGGTTAAGGAGAAATATTTATGGAAATTCTTCGACAGGGCGCGAACAGAAAGACCGGCTGGGCGCTAATCAGGGCAAAGAAGCCGCCATTGGTTTCTGTGGAGTCAGATCCCAAGAAAGGGACAAGGGTGACCCTAAGCCTTAAACGAACCTCCGATCCTGATCGAGACGGCGAATACGATCATGAAGTTCATCTAACTCTATCGGATGTAGCGGCGGTGATTGATGCACTGGCGAGGCTTGGTCTCTCGAAATTTGGCGCGGAGGTCTCAAGCGAGCTTTCTGGCTCCGTTCGCTCGCTACACCGTTTAGCAGCTGCTGCCAGCGGCATACAGGTTCTTTCTGATTCTCCAAATAAATGAAACCGCCTATCTCCGCGCAATAGGTGATGGTGGATCAGGCTGCTGACTGCTCGGCGATGAATTGGTCCCAGGCTGCTTTATCGCCTTGGGCTACGTACCACTTCAGTTCCGTGCTTTCTTCGTTGTCAGTAACTGAGCCGCCGTATTGGGCTCCGGGGAAGGTGAACAACCCTTTGTTGCCGCACCACGGGTATCCGCCGGTGAACTCGGTGAAGGTGACGCCAGGCCGTTCTGCCGCAACCCGAACCTTGAACTCTTCGAATCTTGCATTGCGGGCCGCGACCTCGGCTTCATGTCCGGACTTGCACTCCGCAGAGCAGTAGACCACGCGACCATCGAACACCAGGTCCAGTGCGATATCGGTTTCGGTTTCTTCATCCCAGTAGCTGGCGTCACTGTCGCACCGGGCGCCGCAATGGTTGCAGCCGAACCACCAGCCGGCATCGATGTAGGCCTCCGCCGGGATAAAGCGTTGGCCGGCATACTGGTCAGCCCAATGCGCGCGCCGGCAGGACACTGCGCCGAAGTCCGTGCCAATCTCGTCCGCACCCTGGCGTCGAGCCGCTGCATTCGAGGTGGCGAACTGGATGTTGGATTCTTCGGGGTCGTTGGTCTCTACGGAGTAGGCCAGCACCTTACGCGATGCCGGATCGGCTTTTGGCTTGCTCATGGATTATCTCCAGTCAGGCGCCGCCCTCCGGTTACCGGATGCAGCGAGTAGGGTGGGGATTGTGGAAATTTGGGGTGGAATGGGTTTTGATGCTGTCATCAAAAAAGGAGCGTCAAATGGCAGTAGTTCCCGTGTGGGTATCTTTGATTACCGCAGTTCTGGGCGGAGGCATCGTTTCTGGAAGCATCACATTCATGCTTGAGTCAAAACGCACAGAAAGAAACCTGCTCAGGTCGAAATTGGAAGAGCTACATACAGCCTTCGACAGAACCTCACGGAACTTGACGACGATCCATGAGCTGTTGAGCCAGTACGCGAAAGGCCAATCCGACCTTCAAAGCTTTCTCGATCAATCAATCACCTATGTTGATAAGCTTTCGGAGCCCACGGCGGAGCGGGTTTCATCTCTGTGTGCCATTTACTTTCCAGAGTTGGTAATTTGCTATAGATCGTTCGTTAGGGCGCGGGAGCGCTTTACTGAATTGATGACTGAGCAAAACAGTTTGGCTCTTCGACCTGAGGGCTTTGATTTGGCGGTAGCAGAATCTTATGCGTTCCTCAAAGAGATGGACGCAGCGATGCGTAAAGCGATTTACCGATCTGCGGCGAACATAAATCAGGCGTGGACATCTCGCCTCATTAAGAAAATTCGCTTTTGGGGTAAATGAACTCATCTCCAGGATCTTTTTGAAGATCTCGCAAGCTCTGATCATGAAAGTCCCGCGCCACGATTTCGCTAATCACGATTTCGTGGCGCGGATAACGCAGGAACTCGATCAGCTCGTTGTCGCCCATCAAGTCCATCTTCATGATGGCGATCTGCAAGACTTCGCTGATTATCGGCACCTTGCCGCGAAGCCGGATACGCTCCATAGCCTGCTCGATGCCTGGTCTGACCTTGTGCCGCAATTCCTTCTCGGCGACCGCCAGCCGTTTCTGGGCAGCCTTGGCCGATCGTTCCTGCACAGTCTTGGCCATGGCCTACCTCTTCTATTCCGCTGGCCGGCATTGCGAGCCGGGTTTGTCGTTTGCGTTGCTGGATGCGGGCTATGCGGCGCATCGGTTACCGCCTGCACGAAACATCGGGTAATCAATCACGTGCTCGGCGAGCAGGCGCTTCAGCGTGTTGTTGGTGATGTGGAGCTTTTCGCACACCTGGCGCCGGCTGATGCCAAGCTCTTTGTAGGCCTTGATTCGCTCAACCAGGATCAGGTCGTGCTTGGCAATTGCTTCCCTGTGCTCGGGGCTTGAGTTAGGCGGCTGGTGCACACGCTTGAAGCTGAAACCGAATTCCTTGGACATGCTCAGCAGGGTTCGCCTGCCGATGCCGGTTGCCAGAGCCACTTCCTTTTGCGTGTGGGTCGGCGCCAACTCCATGACCTTTGCTACACGCTGGCGCCGCTCCTCTTCCTGGCGCTCTAACGGGGTGAGCGGTGGCGGTGCGATCGGCTCAACTCGGCGCCGAACAAAAGGCTTTGGCGCCGGCGGCATCTGGTTGCTATAGGTGATCGGCTTGGGGATGTATCCGCTGGCCGGGCCTTCCTCGATCTTGCCGCCGGCTGCCAAGTACTGCTCAACCGCGGCGGACAGTTCATTGGATGCTGGCCGGAGGCGCTCCACTTCGTTCTGTAGGATGCTGATCATGCTGCGATCCCCAATACTTGGTTCATGCGGTCGTCGAGGATTTCGTAGAAGGTCTTAACCCTCTCGGACAGCTTGCGGATCATCGCTTCGTCGCGGTAGGCGCGCTTGATGAACAGGGGCATGCCTGGCCAGTAGCAAACAAAGTCGATCCACTCACGCTCCGAGACCCACAAGCCGCCCTGGCACTGGGCGACGTGTTCCTTGGGGATCTCTCCCGAAAGGATCACTTCGACCTGGAATTTCGGGAGCTTGGTTTTTATTTCCGTCAGGCCCGCTGGACCGACAAGCGAGTCAGGCGAGTAGCCGGCACCGTGGTTAAGGATGATCGCCACCTGTTTGGTTTCGACTTCCTCACGCTGCTCGTAGAGCTTGCGGGCGACACCTTCCAGTTCGTGGCCGCGCTCGGTGTGCCGATTACCCTGGAACGGGTCGGCGGCCTCGCCAGTGATGCGCTCGCCGATCAGTGTGTTCATATAGGTGAACGCGCCGGCGCCAAACCCTGCCTCACCTTTGCCGTTGACCAGCAGGCACTCCAGTTCGGAGCATGTGACGATGCCCAGGCGCAGGGCCAGCCATTCAGGTGAACCCTGTTCTACCTCAGTGATTATCTGCATCAGTATTCTCCTGAGAGGCGGCATGCTGCGCTGCCGACTTGGTGAGCATGCCCAGCACCTGGTCAAACACTGCTTTTTCCACGGATGCTGGGGCGCCGTGGATCTTCTTGAATGCCTCCTTGGCCTTGTCGCTGCACTTTTCCAGTAGCGTCGCTAGTTGTGTGGCCTGGACGGAGGTAACGCGCGGCGTGATCTGGGCGGTGGGGCCGTTGCCGTCATCATCTTCGCCAGTGGTGGTGATATTCAGCAGAAGCCCGGCGGTGTAGCGCTTTCCGTAGCTGACGCTGGAAGCCACGGCCTGTACGCCGTTTTTGCTGCCAGTCGCATCTACGGGGAGGACTATTGAGGTGGACTCACGGTGCCCAGCGCGGTGACTGAGAACGCCCTCAACCTCAATGCCTCGCTCGTTCCGCGGCGTTCGGAAGGTAATGGCGAAGCCGTGTTTCGCCATTACCGGCTTGATCATTTCGTTTACGTCCTCCCAGAGCGCGTAGGTGCTCTGGATGCGTCCGTTTTTATCCTTGATCCCACCTCGCTCGCCGATTACGGGCATTTCTTCCTGCATCTGCGCCAACGCTTCGTCGTACATCTGTTTCGCGCTCTGCGCCTGCATGCGCTCATGCATTTCCATTAGGCGCTCAAGCTTGTTGATGTCGCAGGAAGGATCGGAAGCGGCACGGCTGATTACCGCCATGATGCTGGTTTCGGAACTTATGGGAACCACCGCTTGGCGCCGATGATCCGGCATGATGATTTCTGTGCTCATGGAAACCTCAGTAAGAAATTGAAACGGCTGGAATCTTGCGCTGGGCGATCAGGGTGACCGCCTGCTTGGCACAAGCCTCTGGCATGCCGCCGGCAATGAATGCTTCCAGGGCGGCGCGATTGATTTTTCCCTGGTGAGCCTTGTCAGCCTCGCGGGCTGCTGCTTGGCGCAGGATTTCGTCTGCCGCTGCATCGGCGCGGGCTTTCTCGTCCCGGCGGGCTTGCTCAACTGCTGCTGCTTGGCGCTCGGCGGCGGCAACACGTTCTTGCTCAGCGCGCTGCTCGGCGGCGATTCGGTTTGCCTCGGCCTGTGCCGCTGCTGCACGGGACTGTTCGGCTTGTAACTCCAATTGCAGGCGCTGGCGTTCGGCGGCGGCCTCGGCGTCCAGTGCTGCCTGCGCTGCTGCGCGCTGAGTGGCAGCGGCCTGGTCTAGCAGTTCCTGTTCACGCCGTGCGGCAGCTTCGCGCTCTGCCTGGGCCTGCTGCTCGGCCTGGAGCCGGGCCTGTTCGGCTGCTACCCGTGCAATCTCTGCATCGCGGTCGCGCTGGGCCTGTGCTTCGGCTTCGGCACGCAACCGGACTAGTTCGGCCTGCTCGGCTTCATACTGGACGCGCTCAGCGAACAGGGTGCGCAACTTCGCCAGCGTCTGGTCCTTCGCCTGGGCGGCTTCAGCCAGGAACTCCTCCCAGGCATCGTTGATTTCGATAGCTTCGAGGTCGTCGATCACACGGGCAACTACGGATGCCGGAGGTGTTTCGCCGAACAGAGCCATGTCCTTGATCTGCTGGATCCCTTCCTCATGCTTGGCAACGCGAGCGTCTTCGGCCGCCTGCCAATCATCCAGCGGCTGCCGGACTTCCTTCTGCCATGACTCCAGGGTGTCCCATACGCGCTTACGTTCGGCGTCGATCAGCTTCGGGATCTCCTTTTGTTTCGCTGAGATTTCCTTGCCTACCGCTTCGAGTGCCGTTTTCGATTTGGCGATCTGGTGCGCCATCGAGGCATAAGCCTCCCGGCCTTTGCGGGTCTTGAGGTCAGGAAGCACTTTTTTGAATTCTTCGACCTTGGCACGCACCTGTTCAAGCCAAGGATCCAGGCCTTTAACGGTGCTGAACACGGCCAGAGCGGTTTCTTTCGGCGGCACGACGGCCAGTTGAGTTTCTGCGGACACGGTGACTCCCTGCCGCGATGCTCGCAGCGATTGAAGGTGTTGGTTATTGAGTGATTCGATCAGCGAGTGCGCCGAGCAACATCAGAAAGGTGAAGAGGGCGAGGGCGGGGAATGAGCCGCGCCAGATGAGCAGGCGCCGGGTGCGCTGGCGGCTTTTCACGGCCGCGACTCTCTGATCGCAGCGGCGGCCCTTACTATGGCCCTGCATATTGCAGACTCCGCACGCCCACCCGTCACGTCCTCGCAAGCCTGGCCATCGTCGTGATAAGCCTGAACCCACCCCGTCTGGAAACCGCGTTCAGTCACCACGTTCATATCGATGCTTATTCCCAAGCGCGCCTGAAGAATCAAAGCGTGGCCGGTATTGAAATCGAGAGGGCTAAAGTAGCCAGACGAAAATGTATGACTGCTCAAGCACACGTAACCATTTTTTTCTGGGTAATGGCCGTTGCAACGAAGGCCAGCAGCTTCGGCCGCCAAATAGAGCATTTCACGGTCACCCATGACGAACCCTCACCGCAATCCGGCCGCCCTTCATGGTTGGCGCCAAGCGCTGAGGCAGATCCCGCACAAGGTCTTCACGCTTTCGACCTATCAGTTCGTTGAAGGGAAGGCCGAAGCCCAGGATGGCGATGCGGCGCTCGATGTCGTCGAGCTGCTCGTCGATCAGCGATTTAACCGGTGCGGTGGTCATGCAGCCTCCTTGCGGTGCCTGGTGATTTTCAGCAGGCGCTGGCAGTAGTGGTTGAATTCTTCGACGGTGATCACGTTGCCGGTGAGCATGTTCGTGATCATTCGTTGCACGACCACCTGGGCGCCCGCCTCGCTGGCAGGGTGCTCAAGGCATTCAAGTGCTTCATCGATCAGGATGTGCGGGCTCATAGATCGGCATCCACGTCGTCTTCGCGCTCTTCCCGTTCCGCTGCTACCGCGTCTTCGGCGTAGGGTCTCAGCAGCGCCACAGCGATCTTCTCGACCGCCTCAATCGGGCGCTGCTGGCCAAGCAGGTCGGCGGCGTGGGCCCGAGTATCGCTCTGGCTGCCGAGCATTGCCGACAGCAGCAGTCGGGCAAACGAATCACGCTGGTCCAGGCCGTCGATCTGGCGCTGATTCAGGTGGCCTTGCAGGACAGTGCAGAACCGGTCGAACGTCACAACCTGCGGCCGGCCGTAGCGGCGCTTCCACTTGATGTCGACGCCGCACACCAGGCGCTCCGCCGAATGCTCAAGCCAGTCAGTCACCTCATCGCTCTCGCTGACCTCTGGAGGCAACTGAGCGTCGTAACGCTCCTGGCAAATCTTCAATGCTGCGTTCATGGTCGCCTCCAAGGTGGCGGGTTGTTCACCTGTATTCGTCAACACTCATGCCTCCCGCTGGTTGCCGATGGGCGCGGGGGAGGAGTGCTGACGTAATAGAGGTGGGGAAGGGAACCCAGGCCCGCTACTGGCGACGGCTTGGGTTTCTTGCGTCAGCGGTGGCTCCCTCTGCGCTAGGGCGGCGCCGCGTATCCCGCTGCTGATTGCAGGTCGGCGGTTCGTCATGGGGGCGGGCTTCGAGCTTCCTACTCACAGCGTCAAACAGCATCTGTTCGCCGTGGATCACAGGTCCTTACAACATGCACGCTACAGCTCTGAGCGCCCTGATTGAGTGGGGCAGGGTGCATGAGGTCCGGCGTTCCCAGCCGAGGCTATCGGGATCGCTAATTCTTGAATTCGGTGTTTCATCTCCACCACGCGCATCGCCCGATTCATATCTCTGGCCGGCGTCACACATTTCGTGGACGGTGTTCTTCGCCGACCGGCTTGCGTGGTTTCGCGTACTCACATCTGGTGAGCACGGCCAGTTCCAGAGCTGGCGTGGAGATCGAATTTATTGCTCGCGCTGTGCCCATTGCTGGGGATCGATCTGCGAGGTTCCCGTGCTGTTAAAGAGCGGCGGGCTGTGAGGCCCTGGCGAGTCCCTGTCGGGTGACTCGATGGAGCTAATATCTCCTATGGAAATATTCATGTCAACTCCATTGGAGATAATTTATTCGGCGGGCACAAAAAAGCCCGCTCGATGGCGGGCCTGAATTGCATGTTTGTGGCTATTTCACCGGTGATTTGCAGTGCTTACAGATGCTGGCGTCTATTTTTATGCGCTCTGCGCAGGCCGGACACTTCTTGATGGATTTGCGCCATACCCATATCCCAATGAGGGATAGAGGCAGGCCAACGATCATTAGCCAGCCAGCCTCAATCGCTTTGTGCGAGCCAGGGAAGGCGGTCTGAGCCTCCCAGAAGCCCAGAGCAAAGGCGGCGATCCCAAGCGCTGTTAATATTTTCCCAAGCATCGAAACCTCCATGTGAATTGAACCGAAATCCTACCATGCAGGCGAGATGACATCACCGCAGGAGAGCAGAGATATTTGTGCGAAAGGATTGGTGGGGCGGGGAGGGTAGTAACAAGAAGCCCGGCGCTGGGCCGGGCTTTTTTTGGAATCAGAATGTCGTGATCATATTTACGAGCCTTTGATTAGCTCTTTGATCGCGTCGCGAGTTTCTTTCCTATCCTCTCTCATCTCAAGGCGAAGGGCCTCGAACTCTTTGGCGCGTGCATCACGATCTGCACGAAGCTCAATTCTTAGCGTATCGCCGAGATGATCGACGCTACTCGACGCGTCCGATCGGGCAGCGTCAAGCTTCGTGTCAATGTGAGCATACGCAGCCCACCCCACACTCACAGAGGCTATTGCGGCGATGAGCACTGGAAGTGTGATGGATACAAACAGATCTTTTCTGAATGCGCTCATGATGGTAATCAAATCCTTTGGTGTACTGACAGTATACACGCTGTCAAGCGGTAGCGATTCTTCAGACAGTGTAGAGGTGTCGACGTTTGAGATGTAGTAAAACCCAGAAACATTTCTCTCAACTACCTCTAAAAGTGAGGAAACCTCGCCCATAAAATCATAAAACGCGGGTGAGCCTTGAGCGATTCGCATCAGTCGTCCTTGGTCATCGAATCAAGCACCTCTTTAGAATTGAATAGCGCAGTGTGGCCACAGTTATCGCACGAAGCTACGAAAAACCAAATTCCTAAGTGCTGGACGTTGGGTACCGGTGTGGCCACCACGCCAGCAACGTTACCGCCGGTTGGGGCGGATATGACGTCATACTCCCCGCGGTTACAGAAGCAGCATTTGTTGCCGGGTGCCACCCTGTTGAGAAAATCAACAAGGGCCTGGCCGGGTACCTTAAGCGCCTTGTCCTGCTGAGGTGTACGCCCAGAACCTTCCTCACTAGAATCAATATTTTGATGATCGTTGCTCACTTTGAGTCCCTTCTAATATTCAATACCGGTCTAAGCGGGTATCTCAGTCGATTTACAGCATCCCGCCGCGCCAAACCACTCGCCCGATGATGCGAACCTCGTTTATCTCTCCGTCACGCAGCGTCTCGTCCCCATAGCGCGCCTTGTCCGGGTTATCGCTTCTGATGATCCAGCCGTCGAAGTCCGACTTCACCAGGCGCTTCACGATCGTGCCTTTCGATTCGCTCTGCATGGCGAATATCTGACCGTCCTTCGGCTCAATCTTCGACTCATCCACCAGCAGCACGTCGCCGTCGTTGATGGTCGGCTCCATGCTGTGGCCGTTCGCGTAGATCACATCCAGGTGCTTCTGGTTGAGGTTGTTGGCGCGGAGCCAGGCCGACTTGAACGCCATCACGCCACGGATCTCGACGTGTGGGTTGTCGTCACCGTCACCCGTTGAGCCGCGCGCAGTCAGCTGCAAGACGCCTGTGTAGCCAGGCTCATCGTTCAGATCGA